CAGGTGCTGGTCGCACACGCTGCAAACCAGATCGCGCGCACCAGCCTGAGCCAGGACGACTTCGCCCAGGCGCTGAGCCGCGAGCTTCACCTGTCGTGCCCGGAGAAGGCCATCGCCAAAGAGGTGCCGGACTTCGCCGCGCTTACCTTGCAGAACGACGTGTCCGACTTTGTGAAGGCGACCGGCCGCTGGCTCAAGCGTGTACAGCGTTGGCTGAACGGCGATCAGGAAATGCCGTCCTGGTTGGAAGAGTCGTGGGTCAACGCCCTTGAGCCCGAATACCGTGATCACTGCCTAAACGAGCTGGCGAGCCGCCACGGCTTGACCGGTGCCCGCCAGATGACCAGCGACCAATGTGCGAACAAAAGCTTCGGTGCGCTAATCCGCGCGCTGGGCGATGTGATCGACACCGGCAGCGAAGTGTTCGACGACCAGGTGATGTGCGAACTGGATCTGCCGCACCTGCCAGCTTTCGCTAAGCAGTGCCGCCAGGTTGAAGCGAAGGCGGGGGAGTTGCGCCGGAAGGCTGAGGCGCTGCTCAACGGTAAGCCAGCACTGAAATCCATTGCCTGAATTCCAGGCACAAAAAAGCCGACGGTCGAGGTCGGCTTTTTCTACAGCGGTAAACAACTGGAGCGAATCATGCACCAACACACAGAATCGATCAATAGCCCCGACATTTCCGCGCCACGTTTTCCGCAATCCGAAAACGTGGCGCGAACAACTATGTCCTCGCGCGAAATCTCCGAGCTCACCGGCAAGCGCCACGACCACGTCATGCGCGATATCCGCAATATGCTCTCAGAGCTGAAAATCACTGACCCCAAATTTGGGGGCACCTATCTGGACGGCACCGGACGCTCGCTGCCTTGCTTCCATCTGGATAGAGAACTTACCGAAACACTGGTAACCGGCTACAGCATTCCGCTTCGCCACAGGGTTATCCGCCGGCTCCATGAGCTGGAGGAAGCTCATACCGCCCAGTCTGTTGCAATGCCGTCCTACTCAGAGGCTCTGCGCCTGTACGCCGATCAGATCGAGCAGACGGCAGTGCTGCGCGTTGAAAATCACCAGCAGGCCACCAAGATCCACTCCATGGAGAACCTGTTCAAGGAACGCATGACCCACACCCAATTCTGCAAGGGCCTGAATGGTGTCAATGTCATGCAGGTGGGGAATTACCTTGAGGTCCGCAGCTGGCTCTACAACGAAAGCAAGTCCGGCGTACGTCACCGTGTTGGCTCCTACGCACGCGACAAGTACATGACCGAGCACCAGCACGAAGTTACCCCGCACGGCAAAGACCCGTTCATCTCCTACATGCCAATCCTGCTGAAGAAGGGCGCCGCACGCCTATACGACCTGTACCTGGCCGGCGAGCTGCCCATGAAGAAGACATGGGACGGCCTGTTCACGCACGATAAAGCAGTTCGAGGTGCCGCGTGAGCATGGGCCTTATGGTCGCCGCGATGAAGCTTCGCGTCGGCAATCCATTGCGCAAGCTTGTGCTGATCAAGCTGGCCGACAACGCCAGCGATGTAGGCGAGTGCTGGCCGTCTTATCAGCACATCGCCGATCAGTGCGAGATCAGCAAGCGCTCTGTCATGAACCACATCACAGCCCTGTGTGACGCGGGATTGCTGCGCAAGGAGATTCGTAAGGGTGGTCCGAAGGGAAACTCGTCTAACGTTTACTTTCTCACTCTCGATGGGGGTGGTGCACCTCCTGCACCAGGGGTAGTGCAGCAGATTCACCAGGGTAGTGCAGCAGGTTCACTCCCTAGTGAATCTCCTGCACCAGGGGGTAGTGCAGCAGCTGCACCCAGAATCAGTAACTCTCTTGAACCAGTCATAGAACCGGTCATTGAACCAATTACGCCCCAGGCTACCGCCAAGGTCGTGAGGGGGCAGGTCGTGCCATTCGTTTCGCAGCAACCACGAGTTGAAATCCCCGCCGACATGCCCGGGCCGAAGGACCAGACCTGCAAGACGTTCAAAGTCTGGGCCAATTACGCCATGGCCTACCGTAAACGCTACAACGCCTGGCCGGTGTGGAACGCCAAGACAGGCAAGCAAATGGCTTTGCTCGTCGACCGCCTGGGTGCCGATGTCGCTCACCACGTCGCCGCCCACTTCCTGAAAACCAGCGACGCCGCTGTGCTGCGTAAGTGCCACAGCCTCAACGAGCTGCTGGCCAACGCCGAGAGCTACCACACCCAGTGGGTGACCGGGCAGCGCATCAACGGCACAACCGCCCGCCAGATGGAACGGACAGAAGCGAACCATTCCGCAGCGGAGCAGGCCGCACAGATGGTTCTGGCCAAACGCCAAGCAGGTGACCGCAATGAATACCTTTGAAATGAATGACCAGCAGGTAGCCGGGCTGGCCGCTGCCATCTGCGCAACCGCCGAGGCCATGGGCCAGGAAATGAGCCCCGGCACCGCCGCGATGATGGCCGAAGACCTTTGCGCGTACCCGGTGCCCGTCGTCAAAGCCGCGTTGAAGGCTTGCCGCTTCGAAGTGAAAGGCAAGCTGGCTATGGCTGACATCCTGCAGCGTGTCCAGACCTCCGACGGCCGTCCTGGCAAGGACGAGGCCTGGGCGATCGCCATGACCACCAACGACGAATTTGAAACCGTGGTACTGACCGATGAAATCCAACTGGCCCTGGCAGCAGCGAAACCCATCTTGGATGGTGGCGACAAAATCGGTGCGCGCATGGCGTTCATCGACGCCTACCAGCGGTTCGTGGGGCAGGCCCGCGAGGATGCGAAGCCGGTCAACTGGCACGTTTCAGTGGGCTTCGATGCAAACCGCCGTATCCAAGCGGTGACCAAGGCGATGGAGCTGAAGCGGATTCCCCTCGATCACGGCCAGAAGTACCTGGCTGACCTGAGTGTCGTGCCGGTCACTGAGGACGGTCGCGCCATCGCCGGCTTGCTCACTGGCACCGTCACACGGCCAGAGCCCCAGCTTCGGCAGAAGTTGGAACTGGTGAAAAACTCGATGCTGGAAATGCGCAAGGCCAGTGCCGAACGGAAAACCGAAATGCGGATTGACGCGGCAAATGAGTTGGCGGATCGCAGGGCGCTGCTCATCAAGCAAGCTCAGGAACTGGAAGCGAAGAGGGCGGCGCCATGACCGACAAGATCAGCGTCAACTGCCAGGCCAAGCTCTCTGAGGCTATCACCAAGTTGAGCGCCATGTACCGCGACAAGAAGTTCGTGGTGGTCTCCCTGCGCCCGGGCAAGGACCGCACGCTTGACCAAAATCGGTTGTGGTTCGGGATGTACAAGCGTATCGCCGAAATGACCCAGATCGGTGACGCGGCTGACGCCCGGCGCTACTGCAAGCTGCACTTTGGCGTGCAGATCTTGCTTAACGAAGACGCTGGGTTCCAGGCCGAGTGGTACCGAGTCATGCGCCATCTACCCTACGGAACGAAGCTGGCCATGATGGGGGAATGCCATCTGTTCGGGCCGGACGGCTTCCCGGTGACCAGCCTGTTCAATCGCGCCCAGGGCATCAATTACACCGACCGCATCGCCGCCTATTTTACAGGCCAAGGTGTGGTTTTCACTGATCTACTCAGCAAGGAGGCTGCATGATCGCCAAGCAACCCAAACCGAAGAAGTGCAAGAACCCGGCATGCGGCATCAGCTTCCCGCCGCAGCGCCTCGGACAGTCCGTATGTAGCCCGAAGTGCGGCCTCGCCATCAAGGACGTGAACCAGGCCAAGGCGCGCAAGTCCCTAGCTCAAGTTGAGCGCCGCGAGATCAAGGTTCGCAAGGAGAAGCTGAAGAGCCGCGGCGAACATATGCGCGAGGCTCAGCAGGCGTTCAACGAATACATCCGCACCAGGGACCAGACTGCCGGCCATCTCTGCATCTCCAGCGGCAAGCCGTTGGACTGGAGCGGCAACGCAGTCGATGCCGGCCACTACCGCAGCGTTGGCTCCGCGCCGCACCTGCGCTTCGATGAACGCAACTGCCACGCCCAGAGCAAGCAGGACAACCGATTCCTTTCGGGCAATGCCGTGGATTACCGGATCGGCCTGATCGCGCGAATCGGCCAGGAAGCGGTTGACGCCCTGGAAGCCGACCAGAGCGTGCGCATGTACTCCGTCGAGCAGATCAAGGGCATCAAGGCCTACTACCGGGCAAAGACCAGAGAACTGAAGAGGGCTGCAGCATGACCTATCGCAACGTTGTTTCAGCAGTAGTTCGAGCCCTCGCGGCCGAGACCATTAGTTCCGCCGGCGGGTGCGACTTTGAGCCCAAGGTGCAGTGTGCCAAGCAGAAGGGGGAGATCGTCGGCAAGGAGGCGGCGTTTCTACAGGACTGCTGGGTGTTCGGTCGGCTGCATAAGGCGCTGACCCCGGCGCACTGGCGGGCGCTCGTGGCGAAGTACTCGACGCACCAGGAGCGCAAGCATGGCGCCATCCTGGAACTGTTGAATTCGGTGAAGACGCCGGCGCCGAAGCGCTTCCGGGAATGCGCGGTGCTGACCTGGGCCATTCCGCAGGTTGCTGGTGCCGAAGGCAAGCGCTCCGCCGCAGTGCTGCCGGCAGCCTGGTACGACATCACCAATTGGGACAATGATGGTAAGCCAGAGTCGACCCGGTACCGTTGGCGCTCAGGGATCCGCAAGACGCTTGATGACCAGGTGAACGAGGCGCTCACTGCCGCTCAGGAACTGCTCGACGCGGAGGGATTAATCGAAAGTTGCGCGGCGTAGCAAATAGCCATTGCAATGAGTGAGAAAGTGAGAGAGTATTTACCCATCCTGTCGATCTTGCGCGTTAGGGATTGACATAAAAAAGCCCGGCCGCTGTGTCGGGTTTTTTGTTGAGGTGATATGGATACTGCCCATAAGTATAGCCAGGTTTTTTTTGCGGCTCTTTTCGTTCCTGGATTCGTTTCCGCCGCCCTGGTAGTTGCTCTATCGCAGGCTCGAATAAAATTCCCCACCATTTCTCGCTGGGTAGCCGTAGTGCTATTCGGAACAGGATTATTGTTTATCGCTGGCGCGTTGCCCTCATGGCAGATCCTGTTCCCTGAGCCTTGCCTTTATTCTTTTACCAAGCCAATGAGCCTGTGCTGGATGCAGCCATCTGCAATTTTTCAGATGGGATTGTTTGCAGGCCTGCTCGGCGCGCTAACTGCACTTCTGTTGATAAAAATATGGCGAGTCATGGCCAGGACGCGCATATAAAACACCTTACGAAACACAGATGCCTAGCCTTCGCGCTGGGCTTTTTATTGCCCACGGAAAAGGGCGATTCAGCAAAAGGAATTTGCAGATGTTGAAAGAATTCAGATGCGGTAACTGCAAAAGACTTCTCGCCCGTACGGGTGGGTTTACAGAGCTCCAGATCAAGTGTTCCCGATGCGGGACGTTGAATCATGCGAAGGACAAGATCCTCGAGCAATCGCCTTTGAGCGACATGAAAGCGGAATCCTCCGCGACAAATCATTCGACTCAATAGGTGAAAACATGGAACCAGTACAAATCGGCAGCCGTTTCAAATCGGTGGCAACCAGCTACGCCGAGGCAATTTTCACTCCGGCACAGAACGTCAATGGCGCTGTAGTTCGGACAGCTACGATGATCAGCCCCGTCGGGAACGGATTTATTAGCACCGGCACGACCATTCCGGAAGGGCGCTGGGTGACCAACGTGCCCGTTATCTTGTCCGCCGTTAGCGGTTCTTCCACTCTTCCGTTCTCTGTAACCATCCCCGCCGGTCAGGGCCTGTGGGTAGCAATGACGCAGAATGGCGGCGGTACGGCCTACGTGACCTACGACCTGCTGCCGTAAGAAGCGGTGGGCTGCATCTGCAGCCGTTTGCTTTTCTCCTGTCCTTACGTGACAGGCCAAGGCCCTGGCATTTGCCGGGGCCTTCCTATTTTCGGCTCCGCCACACCCATTGCTCCGAGCTGGGAGTGCTGCTGGAGCCGACCTATTTCAAACATGCCCCACGGAGTCGAGCGCATGGAGTATCTACAGCGCCTGTTCGATAAGATCGAGTGGCTATAGGGGATCTCATTGTTGAAGCGCCTGCAGATGACATTCTGTGGGCTCAATGCCATCATCGATTTTTTTCATAACTGAAGGGAATCGATGTGACTGGTCTAATCCACGGTTTTGCTGCATCTGATTGGATTCAAGCGCGAAACGCTGCACGGGCAATACTCATCAAGCACGCGAGACGACCCAATCCGTTTATCGCTTATTCGGACTTGGTTGCCCAACTTCCGATTGCTCTTGAAGCGCATGATTCGCGTCTGAGCGTGCTTCTGGACGAGATATCGACTTCCGAGTACGACCAAGGCAGGGGGTTTTTGACCGCCCTGGTGGTTCACAAAAATGGCTCGGTGATTCCAGGGCCAGGCTTTTTTGAAATGGCGCGGAAGAATGGTAGGGAGTTTGATGATAACGACCGCTTCTTCATCGATGCCTACAATGAAGTGACTAGCTATTGGAGAGCTAATCCCCAAGACGCGTAGCGCTATGCTGGTTTAGCTTTTAGTTCAAGAACCTCGGCATTTGCCGGGGTTTTTTCTTTTCGGCTACGCGACACCGATTGCTCCCAGCAGGGAGTGCTGCTGGGCTGATCTTTTTCTGGCGAAGGCCATTTTCTTCATGGAGTGACGATGGATCCTACTGACCTCGGCCCAGGCACAGCTACCTGGCTGGGCGGTAGCGCCACCGTAGTGCTGGGCGGCCTGCTTTGGCTGCGCCGGTTCCTTTCCAAGGATGCAACCGACCGCGCCATGGACAGCGCCGATATCGGCACGCTGAAGCGCCTGAACGAGTTGCTGAACCAAGAACGGGCCGCCCGCAAAGAGGCCGAGGCCCGCGCCGATCAGTTCGCGAAAGAGCGGAATGACCTGGCCGCCGCCGTCGGCCGCATGGAAGGTAAGATCGAAGCGCTGACAAGCCAGGTCGCTCAACTCACTGACCGCGTGACGCAGCAGAGCGACGAGATCACTCGCCTGCGCACCAAGCTGGGAGGTATCGCCTGATGGACAGATGCGCATTGGAATTTATCGCACGCCGCTGGTGGCGGCGTGCCGAGGTCTGGGCAATCGCTGTCGTGCTGGTTGGTGGTGGTGCCGTTCTTGGTTACCAGGCCGCCTACTGGTCTCTTGCCGAGAATCAGAGCAACCAGGTGACCGACATTCGCAGGGCCTACGACACCGCCATGGGCGAGCGTGACAAGCGCCTGGAAGAGTTGACTCGCCAAACCGGCACCGCCGCCGACAAAGCTACGAAGGCTGCAACTACTGCGGCCCAGGCTGCCGACAAAGCGGACGAAGCCCTCAACCGTGTATCGCAGTAATCCGCGCCACGTTTTCGAATGCGCCAAATCGTTGGGCGCAAACATGAGGAGTCACCCATGGATAACCAGCACAAGAAAATCACCGGCTACCGCGACCTCACCCAGTCTGAAATCGACGGGATGAACGCTATCAAGGCGCTCGAAGTTGACGCCGGCGAACTGTTCAAGCAGATCGGTCAAATTCAGGGCGTTGACCAGCGGCTGCTAGCCTTAGCCAAGACCAGCCTACAGCAGGGCTTCATGTGGTTTGTGCGCTCGATCGCCAAGCCCGCCGACCCTTTCGTTTGAGGTAGCAAAAGGTAGCTCGCATCCGATAGAGTTCTGCCTCTAATTGCCAAGGAGGGATCAGATGTTTGAGGTGAAACCCACAGTTTTTGTCGAGCCAGTAGCAGTTAACATGGGTGCTATGAGCGACCAAGATGAAGCTAACAACTACGTTCAGTGTCAGCACGGCCTGTTCTACCGATACTCCGATGAGGAGTACGCCAACCTGCTGTATTGGATGGGGGTGTCTTCCGGTTTTCCGGTCGTCAATGGATGCAGGGTCGTCCATCATTCTCCCAGGGGCTCTAGAGCCTGGATTCCAGTTCGTTAACTTGCTCTACCCCTGCCAAACGGGGCTTATTTGAAATACTCAATCAGCCCCTAATCAAGTAGCGTGTTCTCATCCTCGTACCGAACCAGGTGGCTTCATGACCAGACCTCAGCCACCGGGCGATCTTCTCGAGTCGCTCTGGCTCAAATTGCGCCCGGCCGCAGAGGTGTGGGACTGGATCCAGAGCGAGATATTTTCCGACACCGGCAGCATTCACAACGAAGACCATGCCCATCTACTGGATGCAGACATCCGGGTCATGTGGGCATCGTCGAGCTTCGAGAAACAGGGCCGTACAGTTCTTGGCCAGGCCGAACAGGTGGCTTTCCGCGCTGGTGGATGGCAGAAGGCCCGGATGGAGCAACAGATGCGTGATTGGTTCGGCGATGTTCCGGCCTTCATCATCACCCTGGCGGCTGATTACTGCGCCCAGTGCAGCGACCTTGAGTTCTGCGCACTCATCGAACATGAGCTGTATCACCTGGCTCACGCGACCGACAAGTACGGTCAACCAGCATTCACCCAAGACGGTGCACCGAAGATCAAGCTGCAGGGCCACGACGTCGAAGAGTTCGTCGGTGTGGTCCGCCGCTACGGCGCAAGTCCTGACGTTCAAGCGTTGGTGGATGCTGCAAACAGTCCTGCCGAGGTGGGGAAATTGAACATATCGAGGGCCTGCGGAACCTGTCTGCTCAAGTCGGCCTGATTCCATGACAGGTATTGACGGATGACAACCATATGGCAGTACTACGAAGCGAGGTCAAAGCCTTCATCGTTCAGGCTCTGGCCTGCTTCGATACGCCATCCCAGGTGGTAGCAGCGGTCAAGACAGAATTCGGGATTGAGATCACGCGCCAGCAATGCGAAACGCACGACCCGACAAAGTTTGCCGGGCAGAAGCTCGGCAAGACCTGGGTGGACCTGTTCCACGCTGCTCGCAAGCGATTCCGTGAAGAGATAACCGATATCCCCATTGCCAATCGCGCGTACCGGCTTCGCGGTCTTGGGCGGCTGGCCGAGAAGGCTGAGAGCATGCGCAACCTGGCGCTGACTGCTCAGTTGTATGAGCAGGCCGCCAAAGAAGTGGGCGATGCCTACGTGAATCGCCGCCTTGAACCTGAAAAGCCTTTGGGCTCCCACGCTGACCAGCAGCACGCCGTTGCTGAGTACACCTTGGAGCCTGATGAGAATGTCCCCGCTACCCCGTACCTTTGACCCGCCGGTAAGGCTGACGCCCAAGCAGGCGAACATTTACTGCTGGGGTTTCCAGCCTGAGGCCCGCTTCCGTGATGCAGTTTGCGGCCGGCGGTTCGGCAAGACATTCCTGGGTAAGGCGGAGATGCGCCGCGCTGCACGGCTGGCTGCTGAGTGGGGCGTGAGCGTTGAGGACGAGATCTGGTATGGCGCGCCGACCTTCAAACAGGCCAAGCGCGTGTTTTGGCGGCGCCTGAAGCAGGCTATCCCCGAAGCATGGCGTGCACACCGCCCGAACGAGACGGAATGCTCGATCACCCTCAAGTCCGGCCATGTCATGCGCGTGGTGGGGCTCGACAACTACGACAACCTGCGGGGCTCAGGTCTGTTCTTCGTCCTGGTGGATGAATGGGCAGACTGCCCGTGGGAAGCCTGGGAAGAAGTCCTGCGGCCGATGCTCTCTACCTGCCAGTATTCGATACCGGGCGTTGGCATGCGCAAGGGCGGACACGCGCTGCGCATCGGCACGCCCAAGGGCTTCAACCATTGTTACGACACGTTCCTCGATGGCCGACCAGGCCATGAGCCCGATCACAAGAGTTGGCTGTACACCTCGCTCGACGGCGGCAATGTTCCGGCCGAAGAGTTGGAGGCTGCCCGCCGAAAGATGGACCCTCGAACCTTCCGGCAAGAGTACGAGGCCAGCTTTGAGAACTACCAGGGCGTCGTCTACTACACGTTCAACCGTGAGGCGAATCGAACCAGCGAGACGATCAAGCGCGGTGAGGCGCTACACATCGGCATGGACTTCAACGTTATGAAGATGGCCGCCGTGGTGCATGTCATCCGTGACGATCTGCCATTGGCCCTCAGCGAGTTCTCCGAGGTGCGCGACACACCGGAGATGATCGAGAAGATCAAGCTTCGCTTCCCTGATCACAGCATTGCTATCTACCCGGACGCCAGCGGCCAGAACACAAGCAGCAAGAGCGCGAGCGAGTCTGATCTGTCACTGCTCAGGAAGGCTGGTTTCACCGTAGTTGTGGATTCGACCAACCCCGCGGTTAAAGACCGGGTCAACGCCATGTGCGCAATGTTCGCCAACACGTATAGCGAGCACCGGTACCTGGTCAACGTCGACCAATGCCCGAAATACACGCAGTGCCTGGAACGGCAGATCTACACGGACAAGGGTGAGCCCGACAAGAAGGCCGGTTATGACCACCTGGTGGACGCCCCCGGCTACTTCATTGCCAAGCGGTACCCGATCAAAACACGCACAGGCGGAACACGCCGAATTGGAGGCTTGGCCTGATGCCAGTGCAATCGACAAACCCCGACTACGACGCGCACATCGCCGAGTGGGAGATGATGGACGACGCGCTCGAGGGTGAGTGCGCCGTGAAGCGCAACGAGCGCAACCTGCCCAAGCCGAGCGGCATGGTTGAGGCGGAGAAGCTCGATGGGGTCGGCAATAAATACCTCTACGAGAACTACACGAACCGGGCTCAGTACGAGCATTGGGTGCGTGACTCGTTGCGTTCGATGATGGGGCTGGTCTCTCGACTGATCCCGGAGATCGAGCTGCCCGCCGGCCTGAAGGGGTTGGAGGATAACGCCACGGCGGATGGCTTCGGCCTGAAGCAGTTGTTCTTCCGCATGGTGCGCCAGGCGATCTCGCACGGCCGGGTGCCGCTGGTGGTGAACATCGACGAGAGCGGCGAGCCGTACTTCTCGACGTACGCTACCCGCAACGCCATCAATTGGGGCACTGCTGATCAAGGCGGCCGGCAGGATCTGGTCCTATCGGTATTCCGCGAGTTTCGCAAGAAGGGCGGCGATCGCTACAGTCATGATTGCGACACGGTGTTCCGTGAGTTCTTCATGCTGGACGATGTTTGCCACACCGCGGTTCGAAATGAAGGCGGTGAGCTGGTCGAGGACGAAAAGCCGCTGGGCACAACAGGAGCTGACAACCGCCTGGTTAAAGGCCTGTCGTACTTGCCGGTGATCTACTGCGGCTCGACCGACAACTCGCCGGACGTCGACGAGGTGCCGTTGCTGACCATGGCGCGGGCGGCATTGAAGTCGTATCAGCTCAGCGCTGATTACTTCACTTCCCTGCATCAGACCAGTCACCCGCAACCGTGGGTCTCTGGTTTGGATGAGGCGGTGGAGTTGAGCGTCACCGGCCCATCTGCTGCGTGGGACCTGGGCCCGAATGGCGAGTGTGGATACCTGGAATTCCAGGGCGCCGGCATCGAAGCCGTGCGCAAGGCGATGGATGACCAGAAAAACGCCGCGCTTGAAGCTGGTGCCAAGGTCATGGACGTAGCAGGCACTGAGTCGGGTGAGGCGCGCAAAACACGCCAGAACGACCAGCACGCCACGCTGCACAGCATCGTCATCACAGTGGCCGAGGCGGTGGAGCAGGGTTTGCGATACGCCGCCGAGTGGAAGGGATACGACCCAAAGCAGGTCAAGTTCAAGGTGAACCCTGAGTTCGTGACCCCGGTGGTCGACGCCCAGGTGCTCGCCGAGCTGCTGAAAGGCGTAATGGCTGGCACGATCAGCGCCGACACCTACTGGCAGTACCTCACCACCGGCAAGTTGCCGGACCGCCCATACGACGAAGAGGCCGACCTGATCAGCGATGAGCGCGAGTCGGCCGGCATCAACTTGGACAAAGACGATGCCATCGACAAATCTGGTGCAGGCGGACAGCCAACTGCTGGAGCAGACGACACGCCATAGCGTCATGCTGGAGCGGCTTAAGGCCGGCGAGGTCAAGAAGTTCGAGAAGTACCTGCGGCAGATCGACAAGCTGGTGCGGGAGCAGCTCACCCGAAAGGAACTGACCACTTACAGCCGGGACCGGCTTGAGCAGTTCCTGGCCCGGTTGGACGGCAAGCTGCTGGAGATCTACAAGGCCTACGGCGACCTGGTGCAGGCCGACCTGGTCGATATCGCGCTGTACGAGTCAACCTTCGAGGCTAAAAGCCTGAGCAATGCGCTCTCCATCGACGCGGTGGTGCCGACTAATACGGTGATCCGCGCGGCGGTGTTCTCCTATCCGCTGCAGGTGAAAGGCATCGACGGCGGCAAGCTGCTGAAGAGCTTCGTCAGCGGCTGGACGCGGACCGAGACGATGCGCGTCACGAACACCATCCGGCTCGGTTTCGGCC